GGGCTTCTCGCTAGGCGGAGCTGCTTTTTTCTCTTCTTCATCGTCAAGACTAACGACTAGATTTTCTCCTGTGTCTTCGTCAGCCATGGTCGTTCTCGCTAGTAGACTAACCTCGGGTCCTCGATCGTGCCCACGATCTGAGTATCTTTCAACCGTCGGCAATGGACTCGCTCGATGGTGAACTGTCGGCCCTCCATGATATCGTAGAAGGCCCACTCACCGATCTCGATGTTCTGGCCCTCGAACTTGATGTAATCGCTGTCCCTGAATGCCAACTTCCCTTTGGCAATGACTAGCCCGATCTTGCCTTGCCACAGCGCCTCGTCGTGAGTTTTATCAGGCAAATAGAGCTTCTTGTCGGTGTTGGGAACCGCCAAATAATCCGGTAACCAATACGTCGCCGTGATGATCCAATTGTGGAAGATATTAATCTTGGGCAACCACAACGCACAGCGGTCAAGCAAAAACTGCTTCGGATCATCTCTGTAGTCTTTGGCCTCGTCCTCGGTGCGCCAAGGCGGCATCGGCGCCTGATGTATCGTACCCAGCGCTGGAGTACTGCCCAAAGGCTTAGATGACACTCCCATTAACGTCATGAGTTCAAGCCTCTCGGACGAAGTGGCGATTCCTCGCGCCGCGGCGGCTCGTTCAATTCGCGCGTGATCTCAAGCATCCTCTTCAAGACTTCCTCGTAAGCATAGATGATGCCCCTGGCGCGAAGAACAGTATCCCAGTCGTTCGCGGTATAGAGCGAGCGAATATACCCGCCATCGCCATGCAGCTCGCGCGATATCCACCGCTCCAACATTGCAAAGGCAGCGCTGTCGAACGGGTCCATCACAGTTCCGTCTTATCCGGTATCTTTTCCGCCTTCCTGGTGTTGCGAAGCCTTCCCATGGCAGAGCCAGAGCCACCTTCGAGCGGGCCGACACGTGGGCTGACGGTACCACCAGCGGCGCGATAACCTACTCCCTGCTGATGATACTTGTCACCGGCCAGGCCGGTTGGCCGGCTCTTCTGGATGGAATCGCCCGCCGAGCCACCATCTTTCCGCTTGCCCTTACCCCAGTTCTTGTACTTGGGGCCGGACATGACGCTGGCATGGCCCTTCGGGACAGATTTGGCCGGCACCGAGCCAACATTGAACTGACCACCAGGACGCCCCAAGACGGTATGCCCCGGTCGATTTGAGCCGCCAAGCTCGCCGATCGCACCGCCGCGCTTGCGACCCTTTTCCTCTTTCGCCTCCTCTTCTTTGTACATCCTCTTGAATAATTTCTTGTCCTCGGCCTCGTCGGAATGAACAGCACCGCCCTTCTTCGAGAAGCCCACGCGCGTACCGGGTGCGGGCCAGGCACGGAATGAACTCATCGTAGCGGGCATTGGCACAGTCACTGGCTGCGCCGGGATCATCGGACGTCCAGAGATATTAGGCGGTCCTTGAATCGGACGCTGCGGCGTGCGTCCGGGAATTTGGCCCATCAAGCCGCTGACGCCACCGGGCGCCTGTCCGCCACCCATCGCCTGAGGATTGCCCGTACCACCGAAAGGACCACCAGAAAAGCCTCCGCCAGGCATCCCACCGAACTGCATCTTGTCGACGCCGTCCTCGCTGCCGCCAGTGTCAGGCGCAGGAGCGCTGCCATCATCAGATGCACCACCCGCAGCAAGACCTTTGATGCGTCCACCACGCTTGAATGTGACGCGACCGCCGCGCTTGCGAGCGGAAACTGCGTCATCAACATCGGTCGTCGGCGAGAACGGATACCCGCGATAACCCTTGCCAGGACTGTCTTTGACATCGATCTGACCTGCGACGCGACCACCCTTCTTCATACCAGGAGGACGCACGGGAACAGGCCCCGCAGGCCCGACCGGCATGGGCGGGCGCATCGGAGGCAGAGCAGCACCTACCGGAGCCGGCGGCATCGCACCACCCATAGGAGGTCCACCGACTGGCAGAGGTGGCCGAGCAATCGGTGCTGCTGCCACTATAGGCGGTCGAACAACCGGCGGCGGCAGAACGGGTCCAGGACGCACCCCAGGCGCTCCAGCGCCACCGCCACCACCACGACCGCCGGCATGAGAAATGATGATGTTCGTGGTGTGCCCGCGATGCTTACCGCCGCCACCGCCAACGCTTCCTCCGCCCGCGAACCGATCGGCGCGCCGACGACCCTTGCCGCCAGGGATCGTAAACTCGCGCTGCTGACCGGCATTTTTCTTGGCGTATTTCTTTTTATGCTCCTGAGCAGAAGAGCCCCAGGCTTTACCGGCCTTGGCGCCCAAGGCGCGCAATCTGCGTGACTGAGATGCCTTGACTTGGCTGCTGTAGGGATGGCCGGTCTGAGCCATGGTGATTCTCCTTGCGATCTTGCCTTATATCACCCGTCCGCCTCCCGGCATACCGGGCCATGTTTGCGCAACCGGCGCCGCCATCGGATGCACCAGCGTAGTCTGTGCCAGCTCCATGCGTTTCTGATCGAGCTTGGCGCCTTCGATGCGCTCACGCGACATGCGTTCTGAGGCACGATCCTGAATTTGCGCTGCTTCGGTCATGGCCTTGAGCTGCTGCGAGAGGTAGTCCAACTGCGCCTTGCGCTGAGAATCTTGCTCTTTCTGAGCCAGGTCCGCCATCTTGCCCTGCGCCTGCTGTATCTGCTGCATCATCTTCGGGTCCATCTGGCTCTGGCCCTGACCAGGCGGAGCAAACAACTCGTCGACGTTGCCGAGGCCCACCATGGTGGCGACACGCCGCACGACCGCGTGCAGGTCCCACATCTGCGGATTGAGCTGCACCAGCTGGACGAGCGCCACCGCCTTCATGACCCTTATCGTATGGCTCGGGGTATTCGGGTCGGCCTGCGGCGTGAGATTACAATCACGCAGCGCTTGCAAGAGGTCTTCCTTCTGCCACTGCCAGAGTGCCTGCGAGGCTGGCTCCGCGCATAAGAGCGCATCCGGGTCCTCAATGAACAAATCTCTCAGCAGCGCAAACTCTTCGCTCTGCGAGATGTGCATGCCTTTATGTACACTGTCCAAAACTTTCACAGCCTGGTCGAGCATGGCGATCGTCGTGCCGACGGGAACGTCCTGACGACCTTCCCCGACCATCAATTCCGGCGTACCACCGACACGACGCGCCTCTTCCTCGATATGCTGGGTGACCTGCACGAGCCCCGCCGTCACGTCCTTATAGGGCAACGGTATAACATGCTGCGCGAGCGGCTGACCCCCAGTATTAATTCTTGCGCCAGCGCCGAGTCCCACGCGAAACGTCATCGTGTCCTGACGTCCTACCGTTTCGCTGTAGAGAAACCCCGGCCATGATGCGAAACCGGCGCTGTCGAGCGCAAGCCGCCACGCCGTAGTGATGGCGGCAGTCGCATTACCCATGATATGAAGCAAACCAATGCCGTAGAAGCCAAGCCCGTCGACAAAGGCGTATTTCACGATCGGCATGTGCTTGAGGTAGCGATCGTCGTCCTCGTTCCAGTTGCGACGCACTTCGAGCACGGTCTGCGAATCCTTGTCGAGGGTGACGCGATACGGCAGCGGCAGCCCGGTAATCTGTCCACCATCGGTATGCTCGAAGCCCGCGATATCCAGCTCGCAATAACATTCGTAGATCGTGTGCTTGTAGTCTTGCGGGCGCTGCGACCACGCCGCCAATCCGGCGACGTCGTGCTCGGCCTGCTCCATGCTATCGGGTACCGGCCCAACCGGCGTCGTGATGTCCACGTCGAGATACGTCCCGGCGAGCTGCATCCTGCGCAGCACGGATTGTCTCATTGGGATGCGATGCGTGACCCTTCCGCATTCATGCAACGAGACTTCGTTGTCGCTCACGATGATATCGGCGGCATCGATGCTGCGCGACACGGGACGTCGTCTGATCGGGCAGCGATAAACCTTTTTGAAGCCAGAACCGCCATAACCCTGGAGAAAAAACATCCTCGCCGTATCGGGGTAATACTCTTTGTCGACGATCGTCAAATAGCGATTGAACAACATCTCCAGCGCTTCCGCCTGGATATCGCGATCATCACCACGAACTTCTCTTGGAATTTGCATTTGCTGTTCGAGAAAAGCGCGATGTGGCGTCGGGGTGGTGGTGTCGTTGCGCATCTTGACCGGGCCGCCAGCCGGGAGCAGCTCACCTCGGGCGTTGGCCTGAAAACGCATCACCGCATCGAGCATGATGGGCGTACGGATAGTGGCCTGACCCTCGACCGCAGTGTCGGCTTCGACCGTGGGCGCTCTCGGGTTCTCGATCTTCAGTGCAAGATGCTTGATGCCGCTAGCCCGGCGCTCCAGCCACTCCTGGCGGGTCTGAATGTCGGCATCGATGCCATTGAGCAGTTCATCGCAGATGCGGGCCAATTCAGCGCTATCGATGAACTCGGCAAGATTGGCGTCATGCTGCTTGGCGCTGCCCGAGGGCTCCTTCGGGGGTCTTTTGCCGTCGAGGCGAATGACCAACGAACCATCCGCCCGCTCGATGCCGACGTTCTCGACCGGCTTGCTGGCGTCTTCCTGGACGACAACGATGACTGGATCGCCGGTATCGCCCTGACCTGGACCGGGACCGAAGATATCGCTCTCGTTGCGATAATGCTCGGTAGGGATCACCGCTGGAGCAGAGCCATTGGGGCCGCCGTTAGCCACTATTTACCTCTAGTATCAATCCAGCCAATTGTTATAAGCCATACACTGGCTGATGTCGTATTAGACACGAGTTGAATACGCGCGGAAGTATCTGTCCTGACTCGCATAGGAGGAGCTTGCAAATACATGCCGCTCACTCCACCGGCGTAAGTATATAAAGATCGATGGCCTATTATCGAATCGATGACTTGCGTGCCTTGATCAAGACTACTAACGAGCAGTCTCACATCAGTGGCTGTAGCACCTATGTAAACTTCTAACTCAGCAAAAACTTTAACGCCTGTCGGAACCCCAGCAAGCGTTTGCACCACATTTGTAGTTGCAACAGTAACATTAACCATTTCACTAACAGGTGCAGTCCACAAAAATTCATCAGAAAATTGCGAGAACGCGAGAATATGCGCTGCAGCATCCGTCTTGATTGAGCCGATGCGTCGCTTTTTCGTGTAACTTGTCGGCAATACCGGCGTTGTCGCAGATTGCGACACCAGCACATCGACCACGCTGGTATCGGTGCGTTCGATCAGAAAGACGTGATACCAAGTCGACGCTACGAGCGCCGCTCCGCTATCGAGCGCGCCATTGCCGGTCCCCACTACCCACGCTGCATTGCAGTTCTTGGTGACTGCGCTGCCTAAGATCATCGTCGTCGTATTGTCGTCGGAGGTCGCCCCTCCAGCGGCAATATCGAGCACAGTCTGGGGGCTGGTCGCGTCATTGGAGAGGATCAGGCCACCGAGATAATTCGGCAAGGCGCCGGCAGGACCGGGCGGGCCGGGCGGCCCTTGCTGGCCGCTGGTGAGATATTCGGTGATGATGCAAGCGCCGGGCGCACCGTTTCCTCCGGTACTGGCGGTGACGTTGTTGTAGGCGATGCCGCCGCCACCACCGCCGCCATAACCAGTTGCAGCAACGCCGTTGACCGTACCGCCGCCAGCGGGGATTGTCTGGCCTCGTGCACCGCCACCAAAATAGCTATTGCCGCCGTTGCCGTTGAGCGCGGTGCCGGTGGTAGTGGTAACCAACATGGCCCCGCCGCCGGGGCCGCCGACTGCCTGAATATCACCAGTACCGGTGGCGGGGCCGCCTGGAGACGGACTGCTATAATCGACT